GCTTCATCAGGTGGTGACACAATTACAGTAGGAGCTGGTGGAGCACGTACAATTACATCTCCAACTCAAGCTGGTATTCTTGCAGGTAAAGGTGTGGATTCAGTTGCAGGAGATATTACTTCTGCTGGTGGTGGTACACAAAACGGAGATACTGCTTACGGAGCACCTAACGCGTCTCCAGAGAACTATGCAGTTAGAAGCGGTGGTAGTGGAGCTGGTGGCGGTCATCAATATTCTTGGCCAGTAGGAGCTGGAAACGTACCTCCAACAAGTCCCCCACAAGGAAATCCCGCAGGACCAGGAAATGGTACTTGGGGAGCATCAGGTGGCGGTGGAGCTGGTGGAGCCGGAGCAAGTTCAGGAAGTAATGCTTACAGTAGCCCGGGTGGCGCTGGTGGAAGTGGTTTATCAAATTCAATTACAGGATCATCTGTCGGTAGAGCCGGCGGTGGCGGCGGTGGAGCATTCGTATCAAGTGGTAGCGGTGGACCCGCTTCATCAGGTGGTGGAGCCGGTGGTAGTTCACCTGGCGGAACTGGAGCAGCTGGAACTGCAAATACTGGTGGTGGCGGTGGCGGTGGTTCAGGAGATTCTCCATCCCCAGGTCCAACTAATAATGGTGGAAGTGGAATTGTAGTATTACGTTTACCTACTTCAGACGCTCCAGCAGGTATCGGAGCTTCACCAGGATCAAATACTGTGTCTACTTCAGGTAGCGATACAATTGTAACATTTAACGTAACGGGAACATTGGAATTATAATGGCACATTTTGCAGAAATAGATTCAAACAATAAAGTTTTAAGAGTGGTTGTTGCTTGCAATGACGACATTGCAAATAACGGTGGAGAACAATCCGTTGAAGCTGCGACACATTTTAAACAAACTTGTAGTTTATCAATTAATGGAATAGCTTGGGTTCAAACTTCTTACAATCATAATTTTAGAAAAACCTTTGCTGGTTATGGAATGACCTATGATGCTATAAAAGATAAATTTTTAGAACAACAACCTTTTCCATCATGGTCTCTAAATGATAACGATGATTGGGTTGCACCCGTTGCTTATCCGTCAATTGTTTCAGAAAACATTTTAGATGTAGGGGAAGTTCGGTTTATACATATAAACTGGGATGAAGATAATCAAAAATGGATGGGTATAAAAGTTAGACCCTCTGATGGTGCTCTATTAGATATAGAGTGGGACCCAAGCGCAAGTTCTTGGTCTGTTATTTAAATATAACCTTTACAAAATATAAAAAATAAAGTAGACATACGTAAAAGAAAGAGACGTATGCAAAACAAATATTCGTATTGGTATTTTCAAAAAGCCTTATCACTAAAATTTTGTGAACAGATAATTCAGTGTGGGAAAGAAGCTCACAAGATTCAAGCTAGTATTGGCAAAAAGAAAAAAATGTCAAAAAAAGATTTAGAGAACACCAGAGATTGTAAAATTTCTTTTTTAAATCAACATTGGATATATAAAGAAATACAACCTTTTATTCATGCAGCAAACGAATCAGCTGGTTGGAATTTTGATTGGGATTTTACAGAAGAGTGTCAATTTACAGAATATTCTAAAGGTCATTTTTACCAATGGCATCAAGATGCATGGCCTGTACCCTATAGTGATACATCAAATAAAAACTTATTAGGAAAGAATAGAAAACTTTCTGTGACTATTTCTCTTTCTGACCCTAAAGATTATAAAGGAGGTGAATTAGAATTTGATTTACGAGATAGAGTTGATGGAAAACCACATTACCTTAAATGTAAAGAAATTTTACCTAAAGGATCTATTGTTGTATTTCCTTCTTATGTTTGGCACAGAGTAAAACCAGTAACAAAAGGTGTTAGACATTCATTAGTAGCGTGGAACTGTGGAAAACCTTTTAAATAAAATGAATTTTAAAAAAGATAAATATTTAGTTAAGAAAAATATTCTTTCAAAAGAAATGTGTGATTTTATGTACCACTACTTTTTTCTAAGAGTAAAAGTTGCAGACACTTTATTTAAAACAACATACATTTCCAAGAGCGACACAGATTGGGGTACGTGGGCAGATCCACAAGTACCTAATACTTTTTCTATCTACGGAGACATAGCTACTGAAACACTTCTTATGAAACTTAGACCTATAATGGAAAAAGCAACTAATTTAAAATTAGTTGAAACTTATTCATATGCTAGAGTGTATAAAAAAGGAGATGTTTTAAAAAAACATCTAGATAGAAAAAGTTGCGATATATCTACAACATTAAATTTAGGTGGAGACCCTTGGCCTATTTTTTTAAAAGATACAAATAACAAAATTATTAAAATAAATTTAAAACCAGGAGATATGCTAATTTATTCTGGCTGTGAGTTAGAACATTGGAGAGAAGAATTTACAGGTAATAAATGTATTCAAACTTTTCTTCATTTTAATAAAGCTAAAAAGAAAGACAGTAACCAATATGATAATAGATTACATTTAGGATTACCCGATTGGTTTAAAGAAAAATTTAGATAATGAGAGTTTTAGGAATATCACCAATGCATGATAGTAGTGTTGCTATTATTAATAAGGGCGACTTAGAATTTTTTTGTAAAGAAGAAAGACTAACACGAAAAAAAAGAGCACATAATCCCTTACTATCTTTAGATAAAGCATTTAAACATGCAAAAGGAAATATAGATTTTGTTGTTATATCTTCTCCCACAAAAACAGACCCTATTAATAATTTTTTAGAGACTTATCTATCTAAGAAAACACAAGCTCCAATAATTCGTCTTTGTGATTACCACCATTTAACACATTCAAGTTTAGCTTTTTATAATAGTGGTTTTAAAAAAGCTTTATCTCTTGTGATAGATAGAAATGGTTCTTATTTTGATAGGATGCGTGAAAGTGAAAGTGTTTTTGTTTGTAAATATCCTGATTATTTTGAACCAATTTATAAATCTTTTTGGTTAGAATATATAGGTTCAAAGGAAGACCAACTTAATATAGATAAAATTGAAGAACTTCGTACTTTTAAAGGTCTGCAAAATTGCGAAATACTAGCCGATAGTTCTATGAGTATTACTAGAGTATATGAAAGTGCTACTACCTTAATAGGTCAACACCCTATGGAAAATGGTAAAACAATGGGGTTAGCTGCATACGGTAAAAATAAAAAATTTAAATCTTTTTTTATAGATGGAGTTCCTAACACTAATCTTTTTATGAATAGTGCCGGCATTGAAGATCAACCTGTAATATATAAAAAACATTATCACGATAGAGTTTACGAAGTGCCACAAGATAACTACAGCCTTTATTCTGATTTTGCTTTTCAAGTTCAAAAACAAACTCAAGAAGAAGTTTTAAAACTTATAAAAAAATATATAAATAAAACAAAAATTAAATTTGTATGTGTGACTGGAGGTTATGGTTTAAATGTAGTAACCAATGAGTATCTTGTAAAGAATTTACCTGACGTAAAGTTTTATTTTGAACCCTTGGCCGATGATACAGGAAATAGTATTGGAGCTGCGATGTTTATATATCGTAGTAAAACACAAGACAAAAAAATTAAATCTTTAAAAGATACTTTTTTTAATAATGTAAATCATGTTCCAATAAATATTAAAGGTACAAATGTTGCCGATAAACAAATAGCAAAATATCTAAGTGAAGGAAAAACTGTGGCTGTGTTTAATGGTAAAGCCGAAGCAGGGCCCAGGTCTTTAGGTAATCGTTCAATTTTATTTGACCCAAGAAATTTAAAAGCAAAAGAAATAGTAAACAATATAAAACGCAGAGAATGGTATCGACCGTTTGCTGCTTCCGTATTACTTGAACATACAAAAGATTATTTTGAAACACATAACATTAAAGCTTCTCCATTTATGACAATATCTTTTCAAGTAAAGAAAAATAAAAAATCTAAAATACCTGGAGTAGTACATGTAGATGGAAGTTGTCGTATACAAACTGTAGATAAAACAATTCCTCACTATTATAATCTTTTAAAAAAATTTAATAAAATTACAGGAGTACCTGTATTATTAAACACAAGTTTTAATATAGCAGGTGACCCTTTGGTAGAGACAGTAAGAGATGCTATAGATACATTTAATAAAACTGCCATAGATATTTTATGGTTTCCAGAAATTAAAAAAATGATAAAAAAATGAAAACCTATAAAAATTATTTACCCGAAGATTTTTTCAACAAATTAAATACAATTGTATCTAGCAATGAATTTCAATGGTATTTCTCTAATAGAACAATATATAAAATTGTTGATGAAGGTTCTGACAATTTTATGTTTACTCATAAGCTGTCCGATTATAGAAAAGATAATCCAGTAAATAGCGACTGGTTTAATATTTTTTATCCTTTTATTTATTTTTTAAATAAAGAACACAAAGTTAATAATTTAATGAGAATGCAACTAAATATGTATACTAATCAAAATAAAAAAATACAACATCCAGCTCATACCGACTATGAAGAAAAAGAAGGGGAGAATGTAAAAACAGGGGTTTTTAATTTTACAACTTGTAACGGTGGTACTACTATAGGCAAGAAGTTTTATAAATCTAAGGCTAATGAGTTTCATGTTTTTGATAATAATGTGTTACACTGTGGCACTGCTCAAACGGATACACAAACTAGAATAATAATTAATATAAACTGGAGGTAAGTATGGACGATAAAACTGTTGCTCAAATAAAAAAATTACAACAAATAATACAGGATCTAAAAGATCAATTAGAACAAGAACAGGCTGTTAAAAAATCAGAGGTATCAATGAATTATGATTTAAAATGTTACAATAAAAAACTAGAGATTCAAATTAAGGAAATTTCTAGAATTAATGAATCTTTTTTAGATCAACTTGTTAAATTGCGATTACAGCTGGGTTCTATTTTTGACCAAAGCTAAAAAAATAATCATACTAGGCGGTGGAGCAGCGGGTTGGCTGACTGCTTTGTTTTGTCAATCAAGTCTTAAAGACCATAGTATTACTCTAATAGAAAGTAATACTATTGGTATTCTTGGTGCAGGGGAAGGAACTACACCACACATGGTTGATTTTTTAAAGTTAATACAAATTGATATTGAAGATTTAATTAAACAAACAAAGGGTACTATTAAAAACGGTATTAGTTTTGAGAATTGGAATGGGGATAATAAAAAATACTTCCACCCCTTTGGTGTATCAAAAGAAATAGATCCTTTCTATGTTCCTGATATTTTTACACACGATTGTTATGACATATATTTAAAATCATTGATTGATAAAAAATTAGATTTTAATGAATATGATTATCCAACAAATATTTCTTATAAGAATAAAATAGATCCTACGAATGTAAGGTTTGCTTTACACATAGATGCTCACGAGTTTGCTAACTATTTAAAAACAGTAGCTATTAAAAGGGGTGTTAAACATATACAGGGGGATTTTAAAAAATTACAGACAGATAAACATGATTGCATAAAATCAATACAACTTAAAAACAATAAAATATATGATTGTGATTTTGTATTTGATTGTACAGGTTTTGCTAGATTGTTAGTAGGAAAACATTACAAAGAAAAATGGATTAGTTATCAAAAACATTTACCTATGAAAAAAGCTATTCCTTTTATACTAGATTCAGAGAAAGTTATTAAGCCTTACACTCAAGCTGTTGCTATGAAACATGGGTGGATGTGGAAGATACCTTTGCAAAATAGGATAGGCGGAGGATATGTATTTGATTCTGATTATATAAATGATGACCAAGCTGTTGATGAAATTAATAAATCCCTGGGTAAAAAAATTAAACCAATAAAAATAATTAATTTTGATGCTGGTAGATTTCAAAATACTTGGGTTAAGAATTGTATGGCTGTAGGATTATCATCTAGTTTTACAGAACCTTTAGAAGCCACATCTTTGTTTCTAACTGTAGAACAATTAAACATATTTTCTCAATATATTCCATACATGTTTAAACCCAATACAAAAGTATTAAATCAATTTAATGATATTGTAGGAAACAGTAATGATGAAGTTATGCATTTTCTCTACCTCCACTATCTAACAAAAAGAAAAGATAGTAAGTTTTGGCAGGAGTTTAAAGACAAAAATAAATGTCCTAAACAATTAGTAGAAACCTTAGAGCACATAAAAGATGGTATTTTAATATATCCTTTATTTAAAGATAAGGTAAAAACGGCTAGTTTTATATTAAGAAGTCATTTATATATAGCTAATGGAGTGGGGTTAATTAAAAAGAAAATTAACTTACATGACATACAACCAACACCTAAAGAATACAAAAAACTATGGGGCAGGTTTAAATCTGTTGAAGTTTAATTGTGAAACACTTTGAGGCTAACCTAACAAATATAAAATACCCTAATGAATCTTCTACTTGGCATGTAAAGGGGATTATAAAAGGACACAATGGCTATTTTAAATTTGATCTAAGTCCTTTAAAGAATAATACTAAAAAAGGTTTTTTTAAAACTAAGGCTGATAAAATAGTGGTTGATATTAAAAACCAATGGATTATTCTAGATGTAGAAGAATTACATCAATATTTAAAAGAAAATAACATTAAAATAGTTCAATTAGAAGAATTGATATCTAAGCTAGAGTGGAATATAGTACTACCAAAATAACAAAAACCCTATTATACTGTAATTATGGCATTAAAAAAAGTAGATTTTGCAGCAGGTTTCAATAAACAAAGCGTAGCATCCGCTCTTCCCGGACAATGGGTAGACGGAGACTTTGTAAGATTTAGATATACGGCCCCAGAAAAAATAGGTGGCTGGCAACAATTAAGTGTCAATCAAGAAACTCTTCCAGGACCCGCTAGAGCTCAATTAGCTTTTACAAGTTTAAAAGGTGAGAGATACACTGCAATAGGTACTTCTCAAGGCCTTTTTATATATTATGGAGAACAGTTTTATGATATTACCCCTTTAGATACCGCTATAACTGGAGCAACGTTTAATACCTTTTCAAGTCAAAACAATGTTACTGTAAACAAAACTTCTCATGGTTTACAAGTTGGAAGATATGTGACGTTTACAGCAGTTACTCCTCCGACAGGATATTCTGCAACAGATTTTACAGAAGATGCTTTTGAAATTTTAACAGTCCCTAACGATAATACTTTTACTATTCAAATGAGAGTTAATGCAAGTGGTGCAGCCTCTGCATCTGGTGCAGCATCTATTAATCCTTATGAAATAGTAGGGCCTACTTTTCAAACACTAGGTTATGGATGGGGTACTTATCTATGGGGAAATTCTACATGGGGCACAGAAAGAGGAACTAGTAATGTAACTTTAGATCCAGGTAATTGGTCTTTAGATAATTTTGGAGAAGTTCTTGTTGCAACTATTTTTAATGGCAAAACATTTACATGGAATGCTGGAGCAAGTGTTCCTAGAGCTATTAGAGCTTCTACTTCTACTTCTGGTTTTACAACAACAAATAACCCTACGGCAACTCGATTTACTATTGTATCAGATAGAGACCGACATTTATTTCATTTTGGAACAGAGACAACTGTAGGCGATGTCAGTACTCAAGATCCTATGTTTGTAAGATTCTCGGACCAAGAAAATTTAGATGAATACGCTCCTACAGCTGTTAATACAGCAGGGACATTTAGGTTGGACACAGGCAATAAAATTACCGCTGCTCTTCAAGGTAAAGATTATGTTTTTGTATTAACTGATTTAGCTGCTTATATCATTCAATTTGTTGGTCCACCTTTTACTTTTTCAGTTAGACAGGTAGGAACAAATTGTGGGTGTATGGCTCAACATGCGGCTTCTTATGTTAATGGAGCAGTGTATTGGATGTCAGGGGAAGGAGGATTTTTTATGTATGATGGTACTGTTAAATCTTTACCTTGTTTAGTTGAAGATTTTGTATTTACTACAAATAATGGAAACTTAGGTATTAATTACAACGCAGCAGATACCATTTATTCAGCTTCAAATAGTTTATACACAGAAATTAATTGGTTTTATCCTAAGTCAGGATCAGAACAAGTTGATAGATGTGTGACTTATAATTTTGGTGAAAACGTATGGACTACAAGTTCATTAGCTAGAACCACCTATCAAGATCAAGGTGTATTTAATTTACCTTATGCAACAGAATACAACG